CAATTGATGAAATTAAAAGATACGGAATAAGAATTAAGGGGGTAACCAAGGGTAAGGATTCCATCAATTACGGAATACAGATAATGCAAAGTCAATCGTATTTGGTTACATCCACATCAACCAATTTAATCAAAGAGTTGCGGAATTATTGTTGGGATAGTGATTCCCAGGGGCGAAGCATGAACAACCCCATTGGCACATGTCACGGGCTTGACGCGTGGAGATATATGGAAATGATGTCACTTGGCATAAAAGCCAATTACGGCAATTACGACATCCGATAAATTATTTTTAATTATTTTTCATTTTATATTTGGAATTACAAATAATGGATGTATATTTGTTGAACAATATGACAAATATGAAAAACGCAATCGAAACAATCAGAGAATCTTACAAGGGCCAAATTGAAATCCTTGTTCAAAAAGAAACAGAAAGAATCGCTAACATTTTGAGTGTTTACAATGGTTTTAGAACCAAGTTCCCAAATGAAATTCAAGATTACGCGGTGTATCGTACAATCCTAATCATGAACGGATGTAACGACGAATTGGCAAATGTAGAGGATGCAAAAGGCCACAATTGGTACACCAAGTATGCTTATTCAATGACACATGGTCGCCGTATGAGATTGCAAGAGTTTGTCTATGGTTTGGTTAATCGTTACGAAAAAACATTTGCAAGTCATATTGAATCAGTAAAAGCCATTAGCGTAGCAAAATTGGAAAGTGCATTGACAAAGTTTTTGACTAACGATGATATGGCCGAAACAATCACCACTCACATTGGCGGAAAAGGTTTTGAAGTTAACGCCAAATTGAAAGATGGTCGTTTCTTTTACACTAGTTGCATCGGTGCAGGTGGGTACAACATTCAAGAGTATCATTTGAGATACATAGCCAAGATGACTAAATAAAAACACAAGGGGGTTTAATCACCCCCTTTTTTTGTTTACTTTATGTTTATTAGTACCTTCGCACACAATATGACAAGCCATTATCAGCAATTACACAACCAACGACAAGAAATTAAACGACTGCGATTATTGTTAGTGCAGATACAAAGCGAAGCCCTAACCAAAATCCAATTGTTAAAAAAGGAAATAATAAACCCACGGGTTGATTTTAACGATGCACCTAACCATTGGAAGGAGGTATTACGGGCCGTTTGCACAGTAACCGAATTAACCCCCGATGAAATACTTTGCCCATCACGGAAACGGGCATCGTTATACGCCCGTCACATGTTTAACTTTATTTGCAGAAAAAGGTTAGGGATGCCGTGGGCAGAAATTGGGCGGATCATCCACCGCGACCATTCAACGGCAATCAATTCGGTAAACGAGTTTAGCAACATTTTGCACACCGATAAGGAGGTGCAAAGGCAATACGCCAAAGTGTGTGTGTTGCTCAATGAAGCGTTGGAATAACAAAGCGGGGTTTGGTCGTTTTATAATTAATGATTGAATCAAAAACCATATTAGTACCCACATCGTTAAAGGATGTAAAGTTGCATCAAATGTTGGCGTACCAAGGTCTTAAAGAAGACATGGAAGATACCCAACGCCAGTTGGAAGCGGTATCAATTTTTTGTGAGTTGACAATGACCGAGGTCATGGCCATGCCGTTTGATGTATTGCAAAAAGCCGTGGAACGCATCACATTGATGTTGACAGAACAACCGACATTCACGCCCAGGTTCAAAATGGATGGCGTTGAATACGGGTTTATTCCAAACTTGGATGATATGTCGGTGGGTGAGTTTATAGACATTGAAACATACACAAAGGAAACCCACGATTTGTGGAAGGTGATGAGTGTGTTGTATCGCCCCGTTACCCATAGCGGACAGAATGGGAGGTATGAGGTTGCACCCTATTCGGCAAACCTTGTCAGTGGGTTTAAGGATTTAGATTGCAACACCGCATTTGGGGCAATGGTTTTTTTTTGGAGTTTAGGAATCGACTTACTGAATTCTATCCAGAAGTATTTGGAGGGGCCGACGGGTCAGCAGATGAAAACCGCCTTACCAAAAAATGGGGATGGTTTGGAATGGTCTATCGACTCGCTAACCGAAATTTCCTACAATTGGAAAATGTCTATACTAAGACCATTCACACCGCTTTGTATTGGACCGCTTACGAAAGCGACATTGCGGAAATGGAACAAAAAATCATTAAACAAAGTTACAAGCGATGATAAATAACCACATAGGAACCGCATTTAAGGTATTCAAAGACATCGCCACGGACGAGGGATGGAATTATAGCCACGGCACATTAACGGAGTTGGATTTTAAGGCGTTCACGGTATTCCCGTTGATGCATTGTTCAATCCAAGCCGTGTCGTTGACCGACCAAATTGCATCCATCCAAATGAACATCATGATTGCGGATCGTGTGAACTTTTTGAAAGGCGAGAACGAACAAAAAAACCTAATCACAGTTTACGACAAATATGGTTACACCGAGAATCAAAACTATGCACACATTTTACAAGAAATGTATGTGCAGATGTCAAAGGGGTTGTGGAAATTAGAGCAAGACAATTATAGCCAAATACAATTCCAACGCCCAATAGTGTTTAATCCATTTGTTGAAACGATGGATTCAGTATTGGCGGGATATCAAATAAGTGTCACCATTGATTTAATAAACCCGTGGGTTACTGATGGCGATTGCGTTTAAGAATAGCGTTGCCGTTGTTGCGGATTATTCCAAGAAATGGGCAATTGCTTGTCGGAATATGTTGGAAATAAAGCGCCCAAGAACTTCTATCCGTGCCAAGTGGAAAAAGGTTGGCGGGGGTTGGCAAGTGGTGTCAGCAACCAAAAAAACATTCCGTGGTAATTATGTGGCAAGTGGTCAATTGGTTGCATCCATCCAACCCGACCCCAAAGGTTTGGATATGGGTATCAGTATGAACAAGACGGCCGACTATGTGCAAAGGGGTCGGAAGCCAGGCAAAGGGATTCCACTTGATTCAATGCGTAGTTGGGTTAAAATGAAACGCATCCAACCAAGGGATTTGTCAACGGGTAAATTCAAATCAAAGGCAAACGAGGAAGGAATGCGGTTTATGATGAATAGGAAAATAAAGTATTTCGGTATTGAACCATTCCCATTTGTAAGCACGGCAAGACAACAAATTTTACCATCGTTCAACAAGGCGTTGACCCAAGCGATGAAACAAGACATTCAAAAAGGACTATTCAAAAGATGAGTTTTACATTTACACAACAACCCGCATCCATAGTTGGGGCCAATTCCCCAATCATTTACCAAGCGTTTGAATCCACCAATTTTGCAAATGCGGGATTCCGTTATGAGTTCAAAGTTTATGTGTGGAGTGGCACGACATCCATCCCCGCAACACCGATTGTAACCATTAACAGATTACCCGACCAATATGGAGGCGGAAGGGCGTGGATTGATGTTCACAAAATTGTAACCCAGTACATCACAAGCGAGTTTTTGGTGAATGGCACATACAAACCAAACATCGGAAGCGGTGCAAAACGCGTAGCGGTGAAGTGTCAAGGCATTTGGAACGCGGGGTCAACCGCAGTTATCACTTCCAATTTATCGTTGGCCACAAAGGGTTATTCGTATACGGCGGAGGGATTCAATGTTGGGGTTTCAAAGTCAGTATTCACGGATAAGACGGCCGTCTATGTGACAAGCGAAACAACCAATGCTTATTTGTGGTATGATGCAAGTGTGATTACATCCATTACTTGTGGAAGTGCAACGGTGACACCAAACGCGGTTACAACATCGGACCAGGTGTTTCAAGGAATTGAAATTAAGCAGTTGATGACGGCGGGAGGGGTATGGGGTACAAACGCCAATATCACATTTGTGAAAGCGGGGGATGATGTGGTTATGCCCGTGGTGTTTGATTGCCAAAATAAGTACGGGCAACAAGATGTGTTATTCCTCAATCGTTATGGCGTGTATGATTCGTACCTTTTTAACGGGGTATCACGCAGAACATACAATGTGGAATCCGAAAAATATAGCCAACCAATTTTCAAACAAGCGGATTTGGCGCAATCGTGGAGTTACGGCGTACAGATTACCACACCATTTTTGCAGAATAGCACGGAAGTAATGACAGTAAACACCGATTGGATACCCGAGGCGGATGTGCCAATCGTTGAACAGATATTTTATTCAACCAATGTATTGATTTTAAGCGGTAATAATGTGTTATCAACACGGGTTATTGACACCGCATTTGAGTTCAAGAAAAGGACAAACGAAAAGTTGATTCAATACACCATCCAATTGGAATACAACCAACCTAAAATAAACAAGATTGTACGATGAACATTCGTTTTTCTTTGGAAATTGAGGGGATACCCGTGGATTTATTTAATGACGAAAGCGTTGAATTAAACCGCCAATTAAAAGACCTACAAGATTTGTCCACCATTTGGACAGATTACACCCAAGCGTTTCAAATACCCGCATCCGAAACCAACAACCAAATCTTTTCGGATTGGTTTGATGAAAATGTGGTATTGGGTGCGTGGAATCCAAACATTGGCAAGGATGCAACATTATTAATTCATTCTTTGCCAGTGTACACGGGTCGGATTGAGTTTATTGGGTGCAAGTACAAAGACGGAATCCCGCAATTGTACAATGTCGTGTTTTATGGAACGACCAAAAAGATATTAGACATTTGGGGCGAAACATTATTGAACCAAGTGGATTGGTCGTCATACAATCACTTTGTTAGTTATGCCAATATTTTATTGTCATGGAATCAAGCGTTATTAAGTGGCGATGTATTGTGGCCAATTGCAGATTACAACCAGGGGTGGAGGTATTCCACCATGAAAGGGGTTAATGGTAACATCAAAGATTCAAGGGGTGTTGAGATTGATGATTTACGACCTTCGATCCGATTGACCGCGATGTTAACCAAAGTGTTTGATGCGGCGGGATACACATTAAGTGGTTCGTTTTTATCGAGACCCGAAATGGATGATGCGTATATTTTACCAATGCAAACGGCGGGGCCATTGTACGACCCAGAGTATTTCAAACCAGGCACATTGACATCGTCAAAAAGTCCATTTACATACACACAAAGAACATACGGGACGGTAAATTATGATAAAATCATTTACAACACTGTTACATTAAACCCAAGTGGGAACTATAATGCCACCACGGGGATTTATACCGCTAATCGTTTGGGCAATTATGAGTTTCGTGCTGAATTCAATGTGACATTTGGCGGGGGTGCTTATAACTCAATTAATTTTGCTTATATGCTTAATGGTCGAGTAGTTTCAACCAAGGCCTACACGACAACAACGGCGGGTGGATTGTTTACCTTTAGTCCACGATTAAAACCAGGTGATGAAATATCATTTGGGTATTTGACATTTTCAAGTGTTTCAACGGGGGCCGTATACCTTTATTGTTTAGATGCGCCACAAGGTATTGCGGATACCACAGTTCGTTTTGAAGATGCCATGCCACAAATGAAAATTAAAGATTTTGTAAATGGCGTGATAAAATCTTTTAACTGCATTTTGATTCCAACGAGTGCAAACACGATTGAGATTCACAATTTGCAAGATTGGTACAATGCGGGACCAACCAAAAATTGGTCACCATTTATAAATGTAAAGGACATTGAGCATACCAAATTACCCATTCCAAGCATCGTGTCAATGACACACAAAGAATCGGAGTGTTTGGCAAATGAGTATTACAGAAACATCAACCGACGGGAATACGGGTCGGTATCGTTTGCCCCCGTTATTGATTACCCAACGGATGCGTTTGAATTGGAAACCCCGTTCAATGTGATATGTCCACAACTTTTGGATGCGGTTAATGCTAATGGTCAAAGAGTAAGGGCAACGGATTTAAGCATTGCAAGGTTTATGGATAAGGATGATAAACCAGTTCAACAAGATTTGACCTTATTTTATTACGGCGGTAAATTTGCCGTTACGGATCAATATTATTTTAACGGAATTCAACAACCATTTTTCCCGTTAATGACATCGTATTCCGCTTATCCCACAGTTCAATCAAGTTATTCAATGGCCTTTGGGTTGGAGTATTCTATTAAGGGCGATGCACCCGTTAACACGATGTATTTGATGTATTGGAATCAATACCTATCCCGTATGTATTCAACGCAATCAAGGTTGGTTAAAATGACGGGAATCATACCCGTGGGGGAATGGTTAAACTTTGAATTGAATGACACCATCGCGATAAGTGGGAATTACTACAAAGTGCAGTCGGTTAAGTATGATATGTTGACCGAGATTGCAAACCTTGAATTAATCACATACCCCGATGTTGACATTTTAAGTTTTGGAACCACGGGTCAAAAACCAACTTACACGGATGTGGTGGTTAATGTCAACGGCAAATCATACCTTAACGATTATGTAGTTGCCAAGGGAATTATGAACTCTTATCGTTTTGGAACACAAGATTATTTGGACACGAACCAGGACACGACATTCAACCAAAATAGTGTCAGCGACATCACCCAACAAATGCAGAGTTTACAAGCGATTGTACAATTCAACCAAATCACAATGTATCGCAATGCCACGATTCCATCAACTACCGATTCAACATTATGGATGGCAGTGCCACAAGAACATCAAGAATCAATTGGGTATGTTCAAAACATCAATGCCGATTTACCAAATGCAAAATATGTATGTACCGATGGTGGGCAATACAAGTTCACGGCGATGGTATCAATTTTACAAACGGGAAACAAAAGTATAGTGTACGGAATTTTGGTCAATGGTATCGAAACAACGGCATATGCCACAACGGATTCCAACTTTCACAGTATCCAGATTGACACCATTTTGGATTTGGCCCCAACCGATGAAGTGACATTTAAGTGGAAAATGTACACGGGCGGTTCACACACCATTCAAATCTTGAAATCAAACTTCTTAATACTTAAAAAATGATATTACTCATTATAAAATTAGCACAAGCCCAAGAATGGCACGGGGTATCGGACATCGTGGAAACGGCCAAAGGAAGGCAACAATATATTCAAACTTGGAAACAAGGCAAACAACAAATTAAAAGAGCAATCAAGTCATGGCCGAAGAAATAAATTACAATGTCAAGGTTAATACCAACGACGCAACCAAAAATCTAAACTCATTGCAATCCTCGATGGAGGGGGTAATTGGTGAAGGTGGCAAAATTGATGGGATAACTCAAAAGTTTAGTGCCATGCCAGGGCCATTAGGTCAAGCATCAACGGCCATGAGTGGATTGGGTAAACAAATGTGGGCGTTGGTAGCAAACCCAATTGGTGCAATTATCGCTGCATTGGTGGGTGCAATCACATTGTTATACAAGGCGTTCACATCAACAAACGAAGGTGCGGATAAATTGGATCAAGCATTGGCAGGATTAGGTGCAGCGTTTGAGGTGGTGATGAATGCCATTGCCAAAGTTGCTGATAATTTGATTGGACTATTTGAAAACCCACAAAAAGCATTGAGCGATTTTTCGGATATGTTAAAAGAAAACATCACCAATCGTTTTGAAGGGTTGTTGGAGTTATTACCCGCATTGGGAAAAGCAATCAGTTTGTTATTTGAGGGTGAATTTTCAGAAGCGGGAAAGGTTGCCACGGATGCGGTTGGTAAAGTTGCATTGGGGGTTGAGGACATAACCGACAAAGTATCTGCGGGTATTGATGCCATTAATCAATTAGGTGCGGAAGCGGTAGCGGCAGGAAACCAGGCGGCAAAGATTGAAAAGATATTACAAGGTGTTGAAGATGGTGAACGGGCATTAAGAATTGAACGGAGTAAACAAGCCAAGCAATTAGCAACGGCAAGATTACAGATGGAGGATGATACGGCCACATTTGAAAGTCGTATCGAGGCGTTAAAAAAGGTTGCAAATTCGGAAGAAGAATTGGCAGCAAAGGAATTAAAATTGGCAAAGGCCAAGGCAAATGCAATTTCAGCCCGTAACAAATTAACCGATGCCAGTGATGAAGCGTTATCACGCGAAGCGGAAGCCATTGCACGGGTCAATGATTTGGAAGCGGAAAGCATTATGCGTAAACGGAAAGTTGTTAAGTCAATTGAAAGTTTGAACAACCAAAAAACGGCAAGTGAAAAGGAAGCAGCGAAGGCGGTTGAAGATGCGTTAAAAGCCACGGAACAAGCAAATAAAGAGGCATTGGATAACCGCATCAAATTAGCGGAGGAAGGCATCAATGCGGAACAAGATGCAAAGAAATTGTTGGCGTTAAAAACCATTGAGGACCAGAAGGAATTGAACGCGGAATTGGAACGGATTGAAATGGAACGCACGATGAAAATGATTGACAGTAAAAAGTCGTTTCAGTTGTCAACCACCGAATTGGAATTAAAGGCCGCCCAAGATTTAGCAAATAAAAAGTTTGACATTGAAAAGGAAAATGCGGATAAGGAAAAGGATTTAGCAAAAAGTAGTTTTGATGCCAAGATAGCCATATTTGAAGCCACATCAAATGCGTTGGGTTCCATCGGTCAATTGGTAGGTGAACAAACACAACTTGGAAAATCATTGGCGGTGGCTCAAGCCATCATCGATACCTATGCGGGTGCAACCAAGGCGTTTGCACAAGGTGGTATTTTAGGATACATCGGTGCGGCGGGTGTTGCGGCGGCGGGTTTTGCAAATGTTCGGAAGATTATGGCAACCGACATACCAGGCCAATCGGCATCGGGAGGCGCACCAAGTATGGGGCCAAGTGTTTCAATTATCGGAGGAACGGCAGATCCATCCGCACAAATGGCGGCGAGTTTGAATAAGAACATGAACAAACCCGCAAAGGCGTATGTAGTTGGAAACGATATGAGTTCACAACAAGCGTTGGATAGGCGTATACAAACAAATGCAACATTCCCAGGATAATTAGTTTTATAGGTATGCAATTACAAGGTATTAAATTAGCGTTGTTGGATGA